AAGTGTCCGCAGACGACCTGATCGCGGTCATCGTAGATGAAGCGCATCAGGCCAAAGCAGATGTGCTCAAGAAACTGCTGACAGGTCCTTTTGCCAACGTGCCTATACGTTGGGGACTGACAGGCACCATACCCAAAGAAGACTGGCAGAAGATCAGCCTCGAAGTCAGCATCGGTACGGTGGTCAGCAGTCTGAGCGCAGCTACGCTGCAAGAGATGGGTGTGCTGGCCGAGTGCCACGTCAACGTGGTACAGATCGAAGAAGACGTAGAATACAGATCCTACCAAGAAGAACTTGAATATCTAACCACCAACAGCAGGCGTATGGATTACATCGCCAGCTTGATCACATCTATCTCAGAGACCGGCAATACCTTGATCTTGGTGGATCGAATACGTGCAGGAGAAATGCTGGCCGAACGCATGGAAGGATCTGTGTTTGTGTCAGGCGCGATGAAGAGCAAGGATCGCAAGGATGAATACGACGAAGTAGCTACAGCCACTGGCAAGGTCATTGTCGCTACCTACGGAGTTGCTGCTGTGGGTATCAATATTCCTCGTATTTTTAATCTGGTATTGTTGGAGCCGGGAAAGAGCTTTGTCAGAGTTATTCAGTCTATTGGACGAGGTATCCGCAAAGCGCAGGACAAGGACTTCGTTCAGATCTGGGACTTGACCAGCACATCAAAATTCAGCAAGCGACACCTCCGCGAAAGGAAAAAGTTCTATGCAGATGCAAAGTATCCTTTCCTGATAGAAAAAGCGGACTACAAAACACCAGGAAAGACAAAATGAAGATTCTAACACACGAAAACAACACGTTCGAGTTGAACGAACTGCCCGAAGAGATTGAGGATCTGCGTTACGGCGTGCTGGACTACAGCGATCCCAACAACCCTGACTATTTCTTCGTTCCTTTGATCTTTTTGGAGAACTTTTACAGTCCAGCAGCGGTGCTCAAGATAGGACCTTATCAGATCGAGATGCCCTTGGACTGGAGCATAGTGATAGGCGAGCCTGATCACGGAGATCCCGAAGTGGTACCCATCATGAGTCTCAATGATCGCGGCTTCAGGGCATTTGCTTTCAATCCTATAAAGAGTTTCAAACCTGAATGGCTCAGCGTGGACATTGTCAATGTGTATCAGGAAGTGCGATGGTATTTCCCCAAGCTCAAGTATGGTCACTTGTTGGCATTGCCGTTGACCACGGGATCAGAACCGCTGTGTGCCTACTTCGTCAAAGAAACAAATAAGATTCCTGAAGTGCTCGACATTGCCAAGATGTGGTGATATAATAACAACATGCCAGCAAAGAAAACAGCCAAGTCCAAACAAACTGCTGCTTCCAAAGAACGCAAGCTGGACCTCTTTAGAGAAGTCCTGCCGGCTTTGGATAGACGCAATCTAGGATGGTACGAACAACTGTCCGATGAGCAGAAAAAAGAATATAGTCCGTGGTTGCTGCAAAGATACGCCACGGCAGTGGAAAACAATCCAGACGCACACGAGTATTTCATACAAGCATTCAACGAGCGTTCTAATCGGCACATGAATGATCTCAAGAATCATCCAGAGCTGTTGTGGATGTTGCAGGCCAGCTGCGGTGTGGGTCGCAACTATCGTAGATCCTGGCTGGGTGCTGGCAAGCGTGTGCCCAAGGATCGTGTGACTGAATTCATATCCGATCTGTATCCAGCTGCTGGAGAGGAAGAAATAGATCTCATGAGAGCCATCAACGATGAGAAAGATCTGCGAGAGATAGCCGAGCAGATGAACTTCAAGCGATCAGAGATCAAAGAAGTATTTGGTGATGGTCGATAATATCCGATGCCGCTGGTGCGGCAAGTCGTTCCAGAAAGAAAGTACCTTGATCGCTCACATGTGCGAGACCAAGCGTCGCATGCTGGCAGAGAACGATCGTCCCAATCGTATTGGTTATCATTCTTGGTTGATGTTCCGCAAACTGATGACTCCCAATGTCAAGAAAACACCTGTCTATGAAGACTTTGTCAAAAACAAGTATTACTCCACCTTCGTCAAGCTGGGACATCGCATAGTGGATCTCACCATACCAGATCCAGATGCGTTTGTGCATTTCCTGGTCATGAACTCGGTCAAGTTCTCTAACTGGTCCAAGGACTGGGTGTATGAGATGTATATACGAGAGTTGACCAAAAAAGAAACCATACAGCGTGCCAGTGAACGCACAGTGCTGCTGATGGAACAGTGGAGCATGACAGTCAATAAAGACATTTCTTGTTTCTGGGATGATGTCAGCACCACACAAGCTCTCCATTGGATCAGGACAGGAAAACTGAGTCCATGGGTGTTGTTGGGAACCACACCAGGCAAACATCTATTGAACAGGTTTGACGAGAAGCAGCTACAAGATGTCACGGCATATATAGAACTAGACCCTTGGCGTATCAAGATCGCACGCAACAAAAAGGAGTGCGAGTGGATGCGAGAGGTATTTGATAAGGTGAGTAAAAATGGACCAGTATAAAGATCCGCAAGAAACCTCAGCACGTGTGGTAGAAGACAATAACCAACAGGATCTCAAGGAACTGAGATTTTTGGTTTCCAAGCTGTTCAAGAAGTTGGAAGAAGTAGAAACACGCCTGGCACGCATGGAAGATGGCAGCAAGACACATGCTACAGCGATCAGGACTTTGAGCAAGAGAACACGATGAAAGCCCAAGGCACAGATATTGATATTGACTTGGCTGACAGGGATCAGCTGCTGAAGTTGTTGCCTCATGTGTCGGCTATGCAGAAAGACAACCGAGGCCGCACCGTCAAACACAACACTGGTGTGTATTTCCATGATGTGCCCACGGATCCTTATACTGGATTATGCACACTGGATTTCAGACGTGCAGAAGAAGTGGGCTACTTCAAGATAGATCTGCTGAACGTGGGCATCTATCAAGGCGTGCGTGATCCAGGACATCTAGATCGTCTAGCTGACACTGAACCCGACTGGGATATGTTGCAGCACAAATCCATCATCCAACAACTGTTTCACATACATGCGCATGCAGATCTAGTGATACGGATGCAGCCACGTAGTCTGGATCAACTGGCCATGGTGCTGGCACTGATACGTCCAGGCAAGCGCCATTTGGTAGGACGTTCCTGGGCCGATATCGAACACCAAGTATGGGATCGCAACGAGGACGATGGATACAGCTTCAAACGCAGTCATGCATTGGGTTATGCATTGGCCATCGTTACGCAGATGAATCTGTTGGCCGAACAGGCACAACAGACCAGCTCACACTTCTAGTGGCAATTTCATCTGTGGATCTCTACAGGTCTTACGCAGTCCTCGGAACAAGAGATTCTGACTCACGATCTTGCTTTGTAGACCATCTGTGATGACAGGTATGGCAGATCTAGGATCACATTGCCCGCACATGAATATGTCCACAGCAGAATATCCTTCTTCGGGCCAGGTGTGTATGCTGATGTGGCTTTCAGACAGTACCACCACCCCAGTCACCCCGCATTCGTCACCAAAGTAATGGAAACTGTCCGATAGCACAGTGGCTCCGGCTTCTTTTGCTGCCTTTATCAGGCAAGACCTTATGAGGTCTGAATCTTTGAGTATTTGCGGGTCTGATCCCCAGAACTCCGCGATAAGATGTATGCCAGCATAGGTGGCTTGATTAAAATGTCCGCTCATGACACACGACGAACTCCTTAGTGCAAGTGTCAGAACCCCTTGCCCAATGGACATGTCATCCTGTGTATCAATAATTTATCATCGATGATTCGACGTAGGTCTTGTGCGTGGCCGCCAGTAGGTAGATTATTTCAGTCATTTAAGGTTGAGGATCATTCTTGCGTATCAGCTGTATCTGGCGTCGTTTGATACGTTTAGTGATGACGTTCTGCAATGTGACCACATGCCCTACTACCACATCAAATTCTTTGACAGAAAACGTGTGCAAGCAATATTGGAATCTCTTGAATTTCATACCCAAGACAATGTTGATAGGCAACCGCCGGTTGGTAGCCCACCACCATTCGTCTCCACACTCTAAAAAAGACTTTTTGTCGTCTTCTTGCAGGCGATTGAAAACATACATGCTGACGATGGTATTGTCGTAGTTCTGTATGATACCAATGTATTCTTGTCCGCTGTAGCGGGCCAGGCACAAAAATGGGAATCGTTCTAGCAGTTGATTCACTTCTTCGTTATTAGTCATCAGGGTTATTTACCAAAACATAAATATGGTATGGCACGGAAAAAGGCATGACAGTAGCTTACGTATATGAACAGATCCTGGATATAATGGTCCGGGAAGGAACCCTAAGGAACACACCTATGAATGAGCGTAGATACATTGCTTACATAGGCGTCGATAACACCATTGACTTGCAGTTCAAGAACAGAGACCGCAAGCCTTATGATATCACGCTTAAAACAGTCATTTGGCAGATGACAGATCCCACCACGGGTGATGTATTGGTCAGGAAGCCCGCACCTGCCCAAGATGCAGCAGCCGGTCGTGCTCGTTTGGTGCTGCTGGATCATGACACAGCGGGTTTGCAGCCTGGCATATATCATGTGGGCGTGATGATGGTCAGCAGCGACGGCATCACTGCTGCCAGCTACACTGATCTCAACTATGATGCACGTGCCGAAATAGAACTGCGCAATGGGGCCTACGAACAGTTTCGTTCCAGTGCGACCACATATCAGTTCTCTGGACCATTTGATGCACCAGGCTCAAGCGAGGCGTTGCGTGCCACAGGATTGGTCAGCAATGTCAGCACCTTGAACACTGCTGCTGTCTACATGACCAACTACACCGGCGATGTGATTTGGCAGACAAGTTTGGAAGACACCCCGGTCAACTGGGCGGACATTGGCGACACTGCCAGTTACTCTGGATTCACTGGCATAGCGGATTTCAACATCGATACACGCGCCAAGTGGTTGAGAATCAGATACAATCCTGATCCTCTGAATGCCGGCACTATTGACAGGATCATCAATAGAGCATAAAATAGTCTTGTGAATCTTATACAAGACACCATAAAATCCCACGCGAGAGGACTGCGTTCCACACCCAAAGGGTGGTGGACCACCAACTGTCCCATGTGCTTGACTTTTGGACAACCGCGTCCAGACACACGCCGACGCGGCGGATTCATCTTTCATCCAGACGGTGCCACTGCCTATCACTGTTTCAACTGTGGTTTCAAAACCAAATGGCGCCCTGGCCAGACTATGGGTCACAAGCTCAAGAGCTTGATGAAACAGATAGGCGTAGACGAAGCAGAGATACAGCGTATCAACATGCGGCTGTTGGCTGAAAAAGACGACACAGTTGATCAGGCACCAGTAGACGACAAACCAATATGGCGTCCAGCATGGCCTCCTTGCGATGTTCCTGGTACCAACCAGCTGCCAGATGATGCATTCGAATATCTAGACAACAGGCGCATGCTGGATCTTGCTGACTGGCATTACAGCAACGACAACAAGTTTTGGAATCTAGATCGGCGTGTGATATTGCCTTATGTGTGGCAAGGTGCCACTGTAGGATATTCTGCCAGATGGATAGGAGATCCTCCCAAAGGGTCACCCAAGACACTGCGCAAAGCACCACCAGACTTTGTGTTCAACCTTGATCCTCAAGGTGCACCACGGCGTTTTGTATTGGTGGTAGAAGGTGAATACGACGCCTTGGCCATCGACGGTGTAGCTGTGTTGCATAACGATATCAATGCCAGGCAAGTGCAGCTGATCACAGATCTAGACGTGGAACCCATAGTGGTTCCAGACCAAGACAACAGCGGAGGACGACTGGCTGAGCGTGCGATTGAATTGGGATGGAGCGTGGCATTTCCAGAATGGGATCCAGGTATCAAGGATGCAGCAGACGCAGCTAGATCATATGGCCGCGTGGCTGCGCTAAACAGCATACTACAATCAAGAGAAGACAATCAGTTGAAGATCAAAATAAGATTAAGGAAAAGCAATGGCTGACAACAACGAAGTCAAGGAATATTCAGATGATCTGCAAAAGCTGTTCTTGGAATTCCTGATTGCCGACGGAGAGCTGGCCAGCCGATGCCAAGGCATCATGAGCCACGAGTATTTCTCCAGGCGTTTGGCACCAGCAGCAGAGTTCGTCAAGAAATATGTGGACGAGTATTCCAATGTGCCCACTGCCGAACAGATCAATGCCACATGCGGTACCTCTCTACAGCAGTTGGGCGAAGAAGTGCGCATACACAGCGAATGGTTTTTGGTCGAGTTCGAACAGTTCTGCAGATACAAGGCTCTAGAGAAGGCCATCCTCAAGAGTGCAGACATGCTGGAGAAGCAGCAGTATGGCGGCGTGGAAAAGCTCATAAGAGAAGCCACACAGATTGGCCTGGCCAAGAGCTTTGGTACAGATTATTATGCTGATCCGCGTTTGCGATTGACCACGCTGAAAGATTCCAACGGACAGGTCTCTACTGGTTGGAGGACCGTGGACGAAAAACTGTATGGCGGATTCAATAGAGGCGAACTCAACCTCTTTGCAGGTGGCTCAGGTGCAGGTAAGAGTCTGTTCTTGCAGAACATTGGATTGAATTGGAGCCAGGCAGGCTACAACGTAGTCTACTTCAGTCTCGAACTGAGCGAAGGCCTGACCAGCTTGCGACTAGACAGCATGATCACTGGTATGCCTACCAAGGAAGTGTTCCGCAACATCGACGATGTGGAACTCAAGGTCAAAATGTCAGGCAAGAAAGCAGGCAAGCTACAGATCGTCCAGCTGCCCAACGGCATCACCATTAACGACCTGCGTGCATGGTTGAAAGAGTTCCAGGTCCAGACAGGACAAAAGGTAGATGCCATCATCGTAGATTACTTGGATCTCATGATGCCAGCAGGGCAGAAAATTTCGGTATCAGACTTGTTCGTCAAAGACAAGCTGGTATCCGAAGAACTGCGTAACTTGGCCATCCAGCTGAACTTGCTCTTGGTCACAGCATCACAGCTGAATCGTTCAGCAGTGGAAACAGTGGAATTTGACCACAGCCATATCGCAGGTGGTTTGAGCAAGATCCAGACAGCCGACAACGTGCTTGGTATCTTCTCCAGCATCGTGTTGCGTGAACGTGGGCGGGTGCAGATACAGTTCATGAAGACTCGCAGTTCCAGCGCAGTTGGACAGAAGATGGAACTGGCATTTGATGTGCACAGCCTGCGCATACGAGACATGGATCCAGATGCCGATGACGGACCCAGTGATGCTGATGTGCTCTACAACAGGATGAAAAATCAAAGAGGCCAAGAAAAAAGTGTCACTGGTGTGGCCAGTGACACTGCTGTGGTCAAACGTGTCGCTAGTGCTGAACAGCTGAGAGCCATGTTGCGCAAAACTCCCAGCGTACCGGAATCATCTCCTCCGGTCAAATGGGAAAAAGCGACCGGTATTCCTGCTTGGGAAAAACCAACGCAGGATTCAGGTTAAGCAGCAGGTTCCTGCTGCTTTTTCAGATCCTGCTTGATGCGTGCTACCAAACTGTTATCGTCGCCGATTAGATCCATCAGCGTGGTCATCACGTCCAACATGACCATGCGCTGTGGGCTGCTCAATGAATTGCCAGCCATCAGTGCTTTCATGGCTGTGCCAAGTGCTGAAACTTGTCCTTTGTCAACCAAGCCATTTTGGGCCAAGCTATACATGCGGCTGATAGCTCTCTGCGTTTTGTTGCGCTCTTCGGCATCGCTTTGTCCTGCAGGTTGTGCATCGTCAATTTTGGCACTGATTCCTGGCTGTTCCTTTGGTGCTTCTTCCAGCTCTGATTCCAGTATGGCCAAACGATCGATGATGTCTCTGATTTGTTGTGTTGCTCGCATGGGTGCAATCCTCCTATGGATCTATTTATGCCATAAATACATTTGGGAGCCAAGATCATGAAGAAACAAACCCGGAGTTTATTGCAAGAAATCAATGACCTGGTACCGCAGCGCGACATACATTTTTTCGTGGAAAGCAAAGCGGTGCAAGCTATTGCCAGTGTGCAAAACCTGATCAGGCTCATCGAAAACAACTACAAGCCAGAAGAGTCATCAGACTTGATCAAGCGTCTGTTCAACAGCATGAAAAGTGGCGATCAGGAAAAATTCCGTCGTGGCGTAAAGAACATAAGAGAGTCCAAGGAATGAAGTTTAGCGATCTGAACGAGCGACGCCAGCTTACCGAAGCCAAAGTAGGCAGAGATCTACAGCATCTGGAGGACTATCTCATAGTGGATGGTGCTGAAGGTGGTATGGACAGCTTGGTCGAGCTCAAGAAGATGTCACAAAGCGCAGGTTCTGCATCTGTCAAATGGGATGGCACCATGGCCATATACTGGGGCAATGATGCACAGGGCAAGTTTTATCTGGTTCCAAACGCACAGTGGGCCAAGAGCCTGGTGTTGGATCGCGAAAGCCTGGCTCAAGAAATACAAAATACTGGACGCAAACGTCCAGATCAGAGCGACGAACAATTTGCTGCCAACCGCAAGTCGCTCAGCGACAAATACATAAAGCTGTGGGACGTTTTTGAAAAAGCCAGTGCTGGCACCCAGGGTTTTTTCAAAGGTGACATAATGTTTGCTGAAAAGCAGTCGCCAGACAAGAGTGGCAACTATGTGTTCACCCCCAACAAAGTCACTTACACTGTGGCTCCCAAAGGATTATATGGCAAGATGCCCACTGCTGAAGTTTTCGTCACGGTGCATGGCAAGGCCGAAGAGCTGGGTTCATCCAAACTGGTAGCAGCCAATCCTGCCGAAATCAAACGTCTGAACAGCACAGCTGAACTGATAGCCTTGGACATACAGCGTCCCTCACAATCGACCACTGTGAACACCACAGGTGTGGACAAAGCACTGGCCTTGGTCAAGCAAAATGCAGGAGCCATCAATGCCATAGCCAATTTCACAGCTCCCAAGTTCACCACGCTCAAGCAGATACTATACAGTTATGCAGTCAAGCTGGGCAAAAGCCACGATTCATTGAACTTTGATGATTGGTTGCTGACTGCCAAGGTCAGCGAGCCACAGAAGGTGATACTGAAACAGCTACAGGCCAAAACCGAATGGCGTGTGTTCTTGAGCACGTTCTTGGCCATCAAGCGTGCCAAGCAAGAAGTGTTTGACCAACTGACACAAAAACACGGTGATGAGATGGCACGCAGCCTGGGCGTGACACAAACCATCAATGGACGAGCCGGCGGAGAAGGTTATGTGACCCCGGCAGGAAAGATAGTGAACCCACATTTCCGCAGCGCACCAGACAATCCCAGGTTTACCGGAGAGATATAACATGGATCAAAATCTAAAACAAGAAATAGACGAAGCTTACAAGAGCATATTCTTGGAGAGCAAACTGTTCAGAAGCAAGAGTGCTGTGGCCGGCATGAGCATCAAGGACGTGGCTGATTATACATTCATGAACATGATAGCATTGTGGATAATGTATAACGAACCCATCACCTCAGGTGCTGCTGCTGGATACGCTGACAGGACTGCCAGTTTTGGCAATTTCAAAGCCGAGCGCAACATGGCTACGGATCTCTATGTGGCACTGAACACCTTGGTCGATCCTGAGACTACTATCAGCAAGCGACTGGCTGACCAAGCAGAAAACGTGGCCGACCGTCGCAGCATCAGAGTCAATCAGTTGGTGGTCAAAACCTTCTTGGATGACATGGCTT